TGCCGGAAATGGTATGCCTAAAGCAGGAATCATCGTGAATGGAGACAGTATGGTCCTTCGGGATGCTTCCGGAAGTATATCTGTGGCGGAATTGCTTGCGATCAAAGCAGCACATGCATGAGGAATCTAGGATGGCAAAGATTGGAAATTGGGGAGCGTACATTAGCTTTGAAACCAGCAGCAGAAAGGTTCTGACTTTTGACGGATTTAAACGGGAGTTAAGTATCCGGACAGCGAAGCACAGCCTGGTCAATGGCGGGGAAAAGCTGGAGTTTGTTGGGAAGGCACTCCAGACAGCCAGTTTTTCCATGACGCTCAACGCCATGTTAGGGGTTCGTCCGCGTATCATAGAGGCGCGGCTGATTCGGTACATGAACCAGGGAGTAGTGGCGCCTCTGGTGATTGGCGGCCGTATTATACTAAGGCAGGCGCTCATAACGAAAATGTCAGAATCCTATGATGTTGTAATGAAAAGAGGGGAAGTGGCAAAAATGACCATTAATGTTACCATGTTGGAATACAACTGACCGGAGGAATGTCCATGAGAATTAGTCTTCAGACAGAGGAGGAACAAAAAGAGTTGAAGGATATTGTCCGATGCCTGAACAACATTGCCAATATCCCGAAAGGAAGCATTCCACTTATGAGAGGAATGGGGCTTGGGTGGGAAAGTCTTTCCGAGGTTCCTGAGGATATGGAGAGTGAATACACCGTTGAGGCAGCAGAGCAGTTTGCCAGATATGAACCGAGGATCCAGGTGCAGGAGATTCAGTTTGAACATAAGACGGATGGCACAAGCCTGGCGGCGGTAATTTTTGCGGAAGGGGATGAGGTGGAATGAGCGAGGAATTAAAGGCTTTGAGGGAATATCCGGATGTCAATTTTATAGATAATTATACGTGCGAACAGTTGGCAGCGGATATGGTATCCTGGTTCCGGGAAAAGAAAAAAGAAATCACAGGAAAAGATGTGACTCTGGCAGCAGCGGATGATAACAGGATTTTATTGCTGGCCGGAGCCTATTATATTTTTCAGGGATATATGCATATTGACAATGCGGCAAAGATGGGATTGTTAAAGTACAGTGTAGGAAAATATCTGGAAAATTTAGGAGCGTTGAAGAGGGTAGAACGGAAGGCGGCATCCGCGGCCACGACTGAAATATGTTTTGAAATGGACGAAATTAGAGAATCCGCCACTGGAATTAGGGCAGGAACACGAGTGACAGCGGGGGATGGAGTCTATTTTGCAACGGATGAATATGCGGAGATTTCAGCCGGAGAGACGAAGATAAACGTTCCTGCGACTTGTACCATAAAGGGGGCGGCAGGTAATATTTATGCCATTGGGGAAATCAATAAAATGGTTGATAATGTGGCGTTCATAGATCGGGTCTACAATGTTACAACGTCGGATAACGGAGCGGATATCGAAAGCGATGAGGATTATCGGGAGGATATCTATCTGGCACCGGATTCCTATTCAAGCGCCGGTTCAGAGGCCGCTTACAGATATTATGTACATCGTTTCAACAACGCAATATCGGAAGTACGGGTGACAAGCCCGTCTCCCAGGGTGGTTGAGATCATGTGTCTGCTTGATGGAGGAGCGCTGATGAGTGAGGAAGCCATCACGGAATTACAGGAGAAAATGAACCAGAGCGATGTTCGTATGCTGACTGATATGGTAATAATCAGGAATCCGGATGTGACGGAATATGAACTCGAACTGACGTATTATATTAACCAGAGTGATAAGAACCGGGCGTTGACGATTCAGGCAGCAGTGGAAAAGGCTGTAAATGAATGGGTTATCTGGCAGCGTTCTGCCATTGGACGCGACATGAATCCCAACGAACTGGTTCGAAAAATCCTTGTGGCCGGAGCAAAGCGCGTGGAGATAGTTTCACCTTCTTTTGCAGTAATTGCGGATGACCATATTGCCGTATTATCTTCAGATAGCAAAATCACATATGGAGGCTTGGAAAATGATTAGATTTCAGGATGGGGAATTTGCTGATCTGCTTCCTTCGTATTTGCGGGAAAAAGTAGATGTTGTCGCTCTCAGTTATGCATATAAAATGGCTATGCAAAAGATGCTCATATTTGCATCCAGAATCAGACTGTATGCAGACATTGACAGCCAGCCATCCGAAATCCTGGATTTAATGGCTATAGAAATGAATGCCAGCTATTATGACATGGCGATGCGGCTGGATACAAAACGAGAAATTATCAAGGATTCCATCTATCTAAGGATGATGGCAGGGACAAAATCGGCTCTTAAGCGGTTAGTGCAAACGATTTATCCAGACGGGGATATTATCGAATGGTTTGATTTTGACAATCCAGAGGAACAGGATATAGGTGCATTTGATATTATTACATCAGAGGACTCAGAGCAGGAAAGCTATGATAAAATTTTAAGACTAATCAGACAGACGAAAAATGTGAGCAGCCACCTGAGGAAAGTGGAGTATTCCAGGGAAGTACCAGAAAGGATAGCTGGAATGGGAATATCCATATCGCAGTACATAGAACAGAGGCTCATGGTAAGTGAAGAAAGGTATTTAAAGCATGACTCTGTACATGCCATTATTGTGTCACAATACAGTGAAATGATTATCCCCGTAATGGATTGAGGAGGAATGAGATATGTTGGAAATTTATAAAAAAGTCTTGACTGATTTCGGGTCTCAGTGTCAAGCGCAGGCATTATCCGGTAAAAAGATAACATTTACGGTCTTTCAGCTTGGCGACGGCGAATATACAGGAGAAGAAACGGTGGAAACGCTGATGGCAATGAATGCGTTGAAATCCACAAAGCAGGAATTCGGTATCAGCAAAATGGAATTATCGGAAGATTCGGATACGATTATTTTAACGTTGATTGCGATAAATTCTGAAGTTAATATTGGATATAATATCCGGGAAATCGGTATATTCGCAAAGGATGCAAATGGGGCACAAGGACTGTATTCGATCTGTGTGGCCAAAAAGGACAAGCCTGACTGGATGCCGGCCTATAATGGAATAGATCCGGTCACACTGGTATATCGGGATTATCTGAGAGTAGGAAATGTAGAAAATATATCCGTTGATCTCAACAGTGGAGGACTGGCCACAGAAAAGATGCTGGAAGAGACAGCCACGGAATTGAGAAGTGAGATCGAAACTCTAGAGTTTGAGGACTACACAGGGGAGGGGGCAGCAGTACCAGAGACGCGGGAAGCCATCGCGGCGATTGTATCCGGAATAAAACGGCCAACGCTGATTTCCAAAATAAAAGCAGCTTTGATGGGGCTTGTGACATTAGGTGAAATGCGGGCATTATTGGTGAATAATGGATTGTGTACGGAACCAGGAAAATATTTCATGGATGCGGCATTTGGGAAGATGCTGCAGGATCAGATTAGTGATGTAAATAGCAATTTAGCAGCTGTATCCGAAGATGATACGGATGCCATTGCATGGGTGAAAGAGAAATATAATGCCATGCCAAATCAGAGCGTTAGGATAATTTATAATCATTACAGTGCAGAGGCATTATATATATTTTGCAAAAAAGCTTTTCATTTGCAACAAATTATGTTATAATTGTATAAAAATAATTTATTGTATAGTCAGCCACAATAGTGCATTTTTCATATTATCATCAAATCAATTTTCTGTCAAGCTTTTAGCATAAAAAAACAAGGAATACAGGTATATCCGGTTAACATATTTAAAGGAGTCCTGACATTCCTTTTTTTATACTAATTGTATGGCAATTTTTGCAAATATGCATGTGGCTGCATATAACATAAAACATCTGCAATTATGGAGGACAATAATGGGAATTTTAAACATTGAAGAAATCTTAAAAGAAATGACTCTTGAAGAAAAAGCATCTATGTGTTCAGGTGCAGGTTTCTGGCATACAGAAGCAATAGACAGGCTTTCACTTCCTGCTGCAATGGTATCAGACGGTCCACATGGGCTGCGTAAACAGGATGATGACCCAGACCACCTTGGAATTGCCGGGAGCATAGAAGCTGTATGCTTCCCTACAGCATCAGCTATGGCATGTTCATTCGACAGGGAACTTATACAACAGACTGGGGCAGCGCTTGGAGAAGAATGCCAGGCAGAAGGTGTCAATGTACTTCTGGGACCTGGAATAAACATGAAGCGTTCACCTCTGTGTGGCCGCAATTTTGAATACTTTTCAGAAGACCCTTATCTTGCTGGTGAACTTGGTGCAGCATATGTAAATGGTGTACAAAGCGCAGGTGCAGGCACAAGCCTTAAACACTTTGCTGCCAACAGCCAGGAATGGCGAAGGATGAGCATAAGCTCTGAGATGGATGAAAGAACACTGCGTGAAATATATCTGGCAGCATTTGAAAATACCATTAAAGAAGCACAGCCTTGGACTGTTATGTGCAGTTATAATAAAATTA